GACGCCGTGCTGGCGGCTGCCGCGTCAACATTGGCGTTCCGTGCCGCCGTTGACGTTCCCGATGCTGTAGTTGCTGCTGCTGCATCTACATTTGCAGTGCGGGAAGCTGTAATTGTACCAGTGCCTGTTGCCGTGCTGGCGGCAGCAGCCACGTAGGCGACATTCGCCGCCGCAGTACCCGGTGCTGTTGCCGACCCGGCCGCGTCCACATTCGCAGTACGAAGTGCTGCGGCCGTGCCCGAACCTGTTGCCGTGCTGGCAGCAGCAGATGCGTAATTGTTGATTGCAGCGACAGATCCGCTGGCCGTCGTGCTCCCGGCTGCCGCGACGTTTGCCGTACGTGCTGCCGCTGCTGTGCCTGTTGCTGTACCAGTCGACGCCGCATCGACGTTGACCGTGCGGCTTCCAACTGCAGTGCCGGCTGCTGCGGCTGAGGTTGCCGCATCCACATTCGCAGTGCGACTCGCGGCCGACGCACCCGTAGCCGTAGCCGTCGACGCAGCATCCACATTGGCAGTGCGAGATGCTGCTGCCGTGCCTGTTGCCGTCGCTGAAGTGCCCGCAACTGACGCGTAGTTAACAATTGCAGCGGCAGATCCACTGGCCGTTACCGACCCGGCCGCATCAACATTCGCCGTACGAGATGCAGCGGAAGTTCCAGCGGCTGTTGCTGTGGTAGCCGCAGCAGCCGCGTAAGCGACTGATGCCGCAGCCGTGCCCGAAGCTGCCGCACTCCCCGCCGCTGCAACATTGGCGATGCGTGCTGCCGTTGACGTCCCTGATGCCGTGCTAGTCGCTGCCGCATCCACATTGGCAGTGCGACTCGCGGCCGACGCACCCGTTGCCGTAGCCGTCGACGCAGCATCAACGTTGGCAGTACGGGTCGCAGTCGACGCACCCGTTGCCGTAGCCGTCGATGCAGCATCGACATTTGCGGTACGTGTAGCAGTCGAAACACCTGCAGCAGTCGCCGAGGCAGCAGCATCGGCAGTCCACGCGGTGCCGCCGAAAACCAGGATCGGCGCCGCACCCAGCCATGTCACACGAGCTGGCTGACCGCGCCCCCACCTAGCCACAAGACCGCCCTAAGCTTCGGAGCATAATAACTCCCATCCGCTTAGGGCATCATGTGTTCCTACTATTACGCAGCGAGCGGAGTCAACCCGAGAGTGAACGTGCTAAGGGTGAGGGTGTCACCGTTGGCCACGGTCTTCGGCGCGGTAAGCTGCACCGTCCACAGTGCGTTGCCAGCAGAAATCGCATCCCACAAGGAGATGTCGGTGATCGTCTCGCCAGTGGTCATCGACCACGACGGCGCAGTGCCAGACATGACTAGCGAACCAACAGTGGAAGTGGTCCACGTCACAGTCACACGGGTCACCACAGCCGACGCCGCAGTGGCAGCAGCCGCGCCCGGGTTGGCCGTGTGCAACTTCACAAACGAGCCGACCGGCGCCGTGTATGCGGTCGCCTTAATCATGTTCAGCCAAGCATTAGCGTGCGCGGTAATAAGGCCCTCGGCCATTAGGTAGTATCTCCATCTTCTCGAATTGTGCCATCCGGCTTTGTCACCACAGCCTCAGCCTTTGCTGTTAGCTGCGCAATCACATGAGTGCCGTCAGGCTGAAACTGCAACGACCGGTAATGCTCAGCCTGTGATGGGCAGCACCCACGAGCACATGTCATTCAGACTTCTCGCCCTTCGGCTTACCGTCCGGCCCGGTAACCTCAGCGGCTGCCGTGGCAACCGACACGCCGATCACGGCATCCTGCTTCTCATCGGACATAATTTACTCCTCGTCGAAGATTATGTAACAGATCGCATTGACCGCTGCCGCTGCCTTGACGCGAACGCGCAGCCACTTAGAAATAGCGACAACAGGCCGCTCGCCAAGCGGGAATTGCTTAACGTAACCGGCTGATGGCGCCACCTGCTGACAGTCGAACATGCGCACGACCGCGACAGTGCCCTCACCCGAAGCTGTATAACCAGTAGCCGTGGTGCCCAGCGTCATCGACGTCGTCAGATATGAGTCCTGATCGAACATCGGCACACCCGCCGCCACATGCGCTGTAACCGTAGCGGCCACATCGGTTTGCAGTAGTTCGCAGATAATAGGGGTCGCCGCAGCCGAACCGTCGAAGCTAATCCCCCATTCAACCACGGACAATCCACGCGTCGCCGGGGTCGCAATCTGAAGCAACGACTTGATCGACGTACCCGTTGTGACCGCAACCTGCGATGCCGTTGTCGGGCTAGGACCGTTGAACGTAATGTACCTGGCCATCAGTTGGCCAAGTCAGTCACGGTCACGGACAGCGTGTAAACCTGCCCCACAACAGCATTAGCCATCTCGGTCAGCAGCGCCTGCCCGATCGCAGCATCCGCGCCAGCCTTCGTCGCATCAAATGCATGATATTCGACACCATCAGGCATTGCCACGGTCACCGTAATAATCGGATGGGTCAATGCCATCAGTATTCCTCAGTGGTAACTTGCACGAATAATTGCCTGCTGGACTATTCGGATACCCCTCGACCGCGGAACATCGACTGTGGCCTGCACGCGGTAGACGAACCCAACACCTGTATGTGATGCGTTCGATGTTGCTGTTACCACGGGAGCAGCGGACGCTGACCCTGCAGTGGCAAGAACATAGGCGGCACTAGCCGAACTATCGTTACCCTGCGCGTTGATAGCCGTCCCTGCTGGGCTTTGCGTTAGCGACCCGTATGTCACCCCGGTCGTCGTCAGCGCACTAATTGTTACCGTCGTATCAGCGTCAGACGGGGAGCCAACAACGGCGACCACCGCATCATTCGCCTCGATGCCAATGGCCGCCAGGCCAGTCCCACCGAACGTTGTGTTAGCCGTGATCCGTGAGTAGCTGGTAAATGCTTCATCCCATGCGATATTCACACCGGTAGTGCGAAAAGCTCGCATGCAGCCAATAAGAGACGACCCTGATGTGACAGTGAAAGCCTGACTGCCGCTCAGGCCGCCGCCCGGCACGACCTGCTTGTAAAGATGCACACGGGACGCGCCAGCATCTGCGCCTTGCGTTCCCGTACCGCCCGCCGCTGACGTTACAAACGTCCAGTTAGCCGGTGTGGCAACTGTTGCCGTGTCGGGCTTAATGTGCAGTTCTGCATATACAACGTCATCTGTTTGAAGGCTGCCCGGGATAGTGGGCGTAACAGTAGTGCTTGATGCCGGAGCATTCCACGCCGTCGAACCGACATGGGAAACAACAGCGGACTGACGTGTTATCGGTTCCGGGATAATCTCAAAATATATCCAACGGCCAGACTCCGTTGGCGCGCTAGCGCCTATCGTTACAGACGTATCAGCCGCCGTCGTAGTTGTCGTCATCTTCTGAACAAACATCTGAACATATCCGTCGACATAAGTACGGCTCTGCTCAGTTACTCCTCCAAGTACCGTTTCGGGTCCTGCTGTCGTAAAGTAATCATCCCAGACCAGCCATCCCCATGATCCGGCAACTGTAGACGTGTAGGTGGCTGTCGCCGCTATAGTCGTTGTTCCGGTCTTACCGCTGATCCCAATCGGATTAGACGCGTGAGCCCCAGTAAACACCAAAGCCTGGAGGCACTGGTAAGCATTATTTCCGGTCGGGGTAATTGTTACAGTCATGCCCGTCTGTGCGGATGGGCAGGACGCCCACCATGCAGCAGCAGGGCCCGTACCCGTACCATTTCCAGTGTCCAACTCCTGCGTGTACTGGATCAGATTCCACGCTAGATGATTGCCAAGCGAATCAGTTATACCCGGCGTCGCAAAGGGCCCCTCATTAACATCAGCAGTACAAACCCAGCAAACCACAATGACCGAGTTCGACGGCGGAGAAAACGCAGGAGAAACTATAACTGTCCCAGCTACGTTGCTCCCATTAACACAACTGGCTGGCGTCGAACCATCCAAGGCTAAAGCCATTTACTTCGCAACCCATCCAGTGTTACCCGCCGCCCCTGTTTCCTTCACATACAGCGACGTCGACGTGCCACCATCAGAGCGAAGAAATGTGGATCCAACGGGGGCCGAGACAACCGATGCGGGAGAACCAGTACCGGACAAAACTTTCGGCCCGCCCGGGAATGTAACAGACTGATTGGTAATAACTATCTGCGGAGCTGCCGCAGCACCGGGAATCGCCCACGTTCCAACCGGACCCTGCGTGACACTGCACTGATCAACATAATAGGTTTCGGCAGCCCCGCCAGCATTCTGAATGTCCGCGCGCAGAATAATTCCTACCGTTGTCGTCCCTATGGGTGCGACCGCGCTGACCGTACTCTGCACCCAGTTGCTTCCGGTGCTAGTTACCACTAACCCATCAACATCGAGAAGGCTCGGAATGTTGAACCAGATTCCCACGCGGAACTGCCTGGAAACACCGTTCGATCGGAATGATGCCAAAGCCGAATACATCATGCCAGGGGTTGCCGCAATGCTCGGAACATAAGCTGCAACCGTACCGGCTGCAGTGGAAACCATCGCCAGCGAACGCGTCCCATGCAGTGCCTGGGTCGTTGAAGTATTAACCGAAGCACAGTTAGTGTCAGGGGTCCATGTCGAAGACCCAGTAGTCTCGAAGTCGGCTTGCTGTGCCGTTAGCAGGTTCGGCGCATTCAGCCCGAACGTTGCAGTCCCGATCTGAGCACTCGGTACTACCATATTTCCAGCAACAACCGGACTGCTCAGCGTGAGCGCGCCGATCCCATCATCAGTAATAGAACCTGTGGGCAACCCATTATAAGGCGTGCTGAAACTTTGGACGTCATTACCTATTGACACAATGCTGGCATGTTTCTTGGTAGCGCCCACTGTGATGATCGACAGGGCCGTCGTGCTGGTGTAAAGACGGTTCCCGTGGATGCTGATCCCGCGACAGCCATCCTCGTCCAACGCCAGCACTGATGTTGAATCGTTAGACTCAATTTCACAGCCTGTGATTGTCAGTCCAGTTCCGGACCACTTGATCCAAGTTCCGGCAACGCCCGCCACATCGTCGCCCATCCAGCAAGACCGGAATGTGACTGCCGTTCCGAGCACACCCGGATCATGGCTTGAGACAGCTGCCGCGCCGGAATTGTTCCGCTCAAACACTGCATTAATATCCCAACCCTGATCAGGGTTGCGGATAGCGGTGCCAGCAAACAGGTTGAAACTGCATCGGGTGATCGCCACATGGTTCGTCCAACCACCATTATTAGTCACCCCCTGCGTTTTCTTTCCAATCACAGGGTACGTCGATCCGAGAAATTGGACCGTATCGTAATAGATGTTATATCCGCCGTCCGTGCGGGCAAGCGACAGTGCCCCTGCCGGAGCGTTCAATATTATTCTGTGAAGAGTAAGAAATGCCGTTGCGATATTGCCTGCAACCTGCGACGCATCAACTAGCACACCAGTAAAGCCAGCCGCGACAGCTCTAATTTCCAAGTATTCTATCGTCACGCCACGTGATGATCCAAGATTTACAATTATCCCCGATCCGGCATAGCTAGAAGCCATCACGGAATAAGTTCCGTAAACACCCCAACTACCTGTCCCGGCCAGGGTCATGTTCATCGCCCCGGTCAGGTCAAGCTGGGTGAAAGCCACCGATCCTGGCAGGAGAATGCGGACACCCACTGCAAGATTAGCTGTGATAAGCGCCTGCAGCGCAGCTGTATCATCTGTGAATCCATCGCATGTGACACCAAAATCTCTGGCGTCAATAACCTGACGGGCCAAGTGGTTAACACCCGTATGAATAATGTCATGATGCTGTTGATGCAGTTTAACAGTCGCATCGCCCGTATCAGAGTACGAGCTATCAATATTTACAGGCAGGACCATTAGTAACCTTGCCCTCCACCCTGATACCCAAATCCATAAATGCTACTGCTACCACTGGTGGGCGTCACAGAGTTGGATGCAGCAGACTCGGCACCGTATCCGACGCTATTATGCGCAGCAACCGTGAACGTCTGCGCCGATGTGGCCAACCCCGAAATGGTGATAGGACTGGACGCACCTGTCGCAGTTGGTCCGAGACTGGAAGTAACGCGGTACGTGTCGATGGCGGCACCACCATTACTACCAGGAGGGGTGAACGTCACCGATGCGCTCGTGACCCCACCAGTGGCCGTGCCAATCGTAGGGGCGCCAGGCACAGTTATATTCGTGCGGCGGCGGGACGCCGCTATCGAACCGCGACGGGCTAGGCCAATACCCACTAATCTTCCACATTATCGTCATCGTGGAGAGCAGCAGTCTCCGACTTAAGAATGCGCAGCGACTGACCGATCGACCGTGCCATCTTCGGCAGCTTCGCCGACCCGAATAGGATCATCAGTACCACGGCGATGATCAGCAGTTCCGGCGCACCAAGATCAGGCATCAGGTACTGTCCCCAGACAGTAGCCAACGGCCTGATCCGCGTTTCCGCAGCGACAGGGTTGAATATTGCACTCGTGTTGACAACGATGCCGAACTGTCAATGATCACGCCTCCGCCTCCCACCACGCGGACCTGACCCGGGCCGATCTGACACACTTCGATATTCATGCCGACTGGACCCACCGTTGACGGAATAGTCAACGTGACCGGACCTTGCGTATCGAACTGAATGATCGAATCAGCATCGCTGCTCTGCAACGTGTAATTGGCCGTCTTCGTTACCTGAACGATCCCAGCAGCCTCGGCGGACTTTACGCCGACAGTGGCCAGCAGGCCACCAGCGCCAAGCACACCACCAGCCTTGAACAGTCCGCGACGGTCCACTTTGCCCATGTCGCATAGCTCCTACGCTATATCGCCGACAAGCACCCAAGAGTTCGCTGCACGCAAAGTAATAACCGCCTCGGCCCACTGTCCAGCAAGATTAAACAGAGCGCCACGAGAGTTCAACGTCCCGCCAGGACATGACACAGTAGTTGTCCCAGTACCGATCTGCCGAATGCCGATCTGAGTACCCACTACGAAAGTGGCCAAGGGAATGGTCAGCGTATTAGCACCGGCCACGTTCATCTCGATCATGTCGCCCGCGTCGCCAAGGACCAGCGTGTAACTGACCACCTTCGTTGATTGCACAATTCCCTGCGGCTGCCATGCCGAAGCACCAGCCGCAGTCACAGTGAGAAAGTCGCCAACATTAGTCGGCGTTGACGATCCCTGACCGATCTTCGCCTCAACAGCACGAACCGCATCGTCACCGTTTGTATGTGCACCCGAATGGGTCAGCGCACTATTACTGCCACCAGGTGCGGCCAGCGTTCCAGTGCCATCCCACGTGGGCAGCGTGGTCGTAGTGTCAACGGTGCTCGGAAAGTTCGTTGCCACTTAGCCTCTCCTAGTTGACGGGGGCCGCAGCATTGACACTGATCACCTGATTTACGCCGGCCGAACCGGTCGTGGCCGTAATCGTGAAACCAGTAGGCACTGATGCCGCACGGCTGAACACCGCGAGCGATACCACACTGCCTGCCAGCACCGTAGGTGCGGGCACACTGAGCAGACCCAGCACGGCCTGCACATAAATGTTCGCCACCGGACGGATCAGGACATCAAGCCGTGCCGATGCCATGCAGACCCCTTAGGGTAGAACGAAGGTCTGCACATCCCCTGCCTGAATGGTCACCGACCATTCTTTGTTTCCCTCAATAATCTTGAAGGTTTGTGCCGAGCCCGCATTGTTGCTGGCAACAATCACGCGGGTGCCATCTGGGTTCTTGTACCCTGCGGCAATGATGAACCCAGCGCCGTAGGTAGTGCATGAGATGCGCTGCGCGCCAGGTTTCACAAACTTTGATGCATGTGCAATCGCATAGTAAGTTGAGTATCGTGTTAATGCGGCAGTGCCTGTGTTGACCGTAACGATCGGCTGCCCTTGAGTCCACGTGCCGATAATCGGCCCATTGTTCTGATCTAATACAAGGTTCCACTCAATGACCGCACGCGCCCAGTTCAGCGGGGCGCCGTTGATGATATTCATCATGTGCCACTGCAGGTCGCTGGCGAAGTTGCCAGGCTGCGATCCGGTGATCTCAGTGAAGTAGATGTCTTTCGCAGGGTACGCATTGTGCACTGTGGTCATCGCATCAGGAGTACCAGCATAGGCGTGCCATGCCGAGCCGGATGTGTACGGCCCTGCCGTGCCATCACCCAACACGGTCGTCGCGTACGACGTAACATCCCAGTTATGGTCGTACGTGATTATCTTTGTTGACAGTCCTGCCGCCGACAGCGCGGGGCCAAGATGCGTGCCAATGAACGTGACTGCTTCCGACGCTGACATGCCCATACAGGGATATGGCGCAGTGTTGAACAGCGGTTCATTCTGCGGGGTAATCGCATAGATAGGAAGGCCCTGGGCGGCATACGCCTGGATGAACTTCACGAAGTATTGTGCATACGCTGGATAGTATGTTGGGTTCAGCGTTCCACCGTTTAGACCTGTCGAACCTATCTTCATCCACGCAGGCGGCGACCACGGTGATCCCAGAATCTTCAGATTAGAGTTGGCCGCTAATGCCGCCTGAAGTACCGGCACCGTATATGTCAGGTCATGCGAGATGGAAAAGTTAGTCAGCGATGGGTCGGCACTGCCATCATCGAATGTGAACGCCGTGCGCGAGAAGTCGGATGCGCCAATCGGCAACCTAACGAACGATATTCCGATGCCGCTCGTGGGGCTGAACAGCTCAGTGATCAGCGCGTTCTTATTCGATGTGGGCATCGTACCGATGACGTACGCTGCCGAGTCCGTTATGGCCGCACCCCAGCCGAGCATTGACTGATAGGTGGTGTTCGCATCGATGAATACCGGCCGAGTGCCCTGAACGCCCGTGTAAGTGGATGAGGTAATCGGCGATTGCGATGCGAGCAGACTGCTCGCGGTACTCGTGGTAAGCCAACTGTTCATTGTTGTCTGCGGACTACCATCACTGATAATTGGATATGGAACAGTAGCGGCGGCACTGACGACAGCAGGGGTTGGGGGTCCCTGCACTGATACGGCCAACGTCATATCGTCCCACGCGCTCGTGATGGCCCCACCCGAGGAACCTGTCTGCGTGCGCAATGCAACATTGCCGACAGTCGCCTGATAGGTGGCATCAGATGCTGTTGCCGTCCACGTACCGGGCTCGCCTGAGCCGTCAGGCCAAATACGCGCCTGAATGAGTGAATTGAACCAGTGAACGCGAACCCAGAACCACCCAACTGCGGGAGAGAATGATCCAGATCCTAATGTAACCTCAGAACCTGAAATATCCCTACTGATTTCGAAGAGACCGGTAAGCGCGCTCCAGCGGACGCTGTTGCCGCTGCCGGTATCGTTGATGGTCGCGGTGAATCGGAAGTTGATATTATTGTAGCGTTCCGTCAATGCCTGCAGTTGGACTTTCACCAGCAGATCACCGTTGACAAGACCTGGCTGGTAATCTAGCGACTGATCCCAGCCATTACCGCCAGTGACCTGCTGTCCGGTATTGCTTTGAATGGTGCTAGTGCCGATAACATGCACCCACGGTGCGGCCCACGCCGCGCCATTGCTACCGGTCCACGTCTCGCCGGGAGCAGTGCTTATCGTAAGTGTCACAGCAGGCACTGTTATGAAACCTGAAATGATGCCTGGAGTGATCAGTGTCGTAGACAGAGCGATAACAGTGACTGCAGGGAAACTAGCAATCCCCACCACGTCCTGCGCGTAAATGTTCGGTATCGGCAGAAGCTGCACACTCACCGACGCGGAAGGCACAGCGAAGCCTCCCGCGCCTAGACTCCTACTGCAGCATTTACGCCAACTGAATACGGAAAATGCCCAGCGGGTCGAAGGTGATGCCAAACGTCCCAAGGGAGGTGCTGTAGGGAGCTCCAGCGCCGAAGTAGATCATTACGATGGCGGCCTTCGTGGCGAGCGGATCCGCGTAAATTACCGCGCCATACATGTTGGCCAGCGACACGGACGGGACGCTCAGATCCAACGTCCAGTCATAGGTAAGGTAGTTCGCCGTGATGGTATTGTTTACCACGGGTGTAGCGGTCGCACCGTTCGCTGCAGTCGACGCAGTGATCCCACCGGCAGGCCACGTACCAGCAGTCGCCGTAACCTGGTTACCGCCAGTCGTGAACGGCGCAGAAGTAAATGCACTGTCCGTGTTGAAGTTGACTGTCATCGGGTTACCAGCGCCGCCAAACAGCGCAATCTTATACGTTGCCAGGGTCAGGTTAAACGCCGACGTGGCAGTACCATCAAACGTGCGCAGAAACGAGGTCGAATAGAGGCCCGAGGCCGTAATCGCCATTAGATCACCAATCTTTATAGGGTTTTCGTTACCACGGGCGGGTTCACAACCTGCACGTCCTGCCGCTCAGGCTCCGCGAAATGCTCTGTTACATCGACGTGAAACTTCTCGTCATACTGATCCGTCTTAACCTGCGTCCACGCCCTGCGCTCCGGCGAGGCCACATGCACCGTTCGGAAATGTTCGGCCGGCGACGCGCAGCAGCCGCGGGAACAGGGCATTCGAATCAGCCCTTAACCTGCGGAGCAGACGGGGCTGTGCTCGCCTGTGGCGCCTGCGAACGACCCACCGGGGCGCTCTTACGCGCCGCATCCGCAGCAGCCTTAGCATCGGCCTCAGACTTCGCATCGGCTGCCTTACGCTCGGCATCCGCCTTCCGCTCTGCGGCAGCCCTCTTCGCCGGTGACACCCAGCCCAGCCTCTCCAACGTTGCGTCGATCACGGTCAAACGTGCCGTCTGCCCGTAGGCTTCCGCATTGCCGCGTTCGGCCAGCAACGTCTGCAACTGCAATGTTTCGACCGTCGACAGATCCAACGTCATTTGATCCTCACGCATCCGGGGTCAGGCCGAAATTGGCCAGCTGCTCGACAATTGCGTCCTGCCGCGTCGTCGCCTCATAGTCGATGGCATTCGCCAAGGCAGCCCAAAGCTGAGCCACCTGCGGAATCTCCTGATACGCAGCGGGAAGATCACCTGTAGCCATAGTCAGTTCCCTTACGATGTAGTGATCTGATTGGATGCGGCAGACAGGAGCGAATTACCGTTCGCATTTGTTGCGTACACCTTGAACGTGTACGGCGTGGCCGTTGTCAGACCGGTCACGGCCAGCGGCGAAGTCGCGCCGTTCTTCGTCACACCCCCCGGCGTTGATGTGGACGTGTAACTAGTAATTGTCGCCCCGCCATTATCGGTCGACGCGGTGAAAAGGCAGTTCGCCGTTGTCGCCCCAGTCGCTGCTGCCGTGCCAATCGCCGGAGCATTCGGCACGTTCGCTGCCACGCCGAGTGTGGCCAGCTCACCATCACACGCTGCCTGCCGAGTCACCTGCGAATAGGCCACCGCATTCGCGCGCTCAGCCCAGAACTGGATCGCCTGACTGACCGAACCGGGGGCCGCCTGCGTCCAAGTAGACCCACCGACCAGAGATGGAAGATCGCCAACAGCCACTTAGGTCACGTCCTTAAAGTGTAGTAATGATGATCGTTACCGTGTCGGGGTGACAGCGAGCACGTCACCATCACCCCGACAAAGCAGACAAACTCAGAATACAGGCGCAGCGAGACCAGTTCCGCCGACCTTGCCGATTGCATTCGCATAACGGCGGAAACTGTAGGCAAAGTAGCCATACAGAACGAGCAACACACCGAGGTTGGCAGCGGCTGCCTGCTCGGCCCGTAGGAACACAGGTGCCTGCGGGTCCTCCCAAAGGTGACATTCGGCCGACGGGACGATGTAAATCTCGTCCTCAGTGCCGCCACCCAAGTTGGTCGCGAGGTTGTTGTCCACTACGACTTCCAGGCCATTCGGAAGCCGGCCACGGACGCCCGCGTTGTATCCGACGTTCGCATTGTCCGCGCCAACGCGGACGTCAAGGAACGGCTGCGAGACGGACGGCCACGCAGACGACGACTGGCCGGACAGCCAGTACCAGCGCCGCGAATGCATGATCGCATGCGTGGGCTGGCCGTAGGCGAGCAACGCAGCCTCGACACCAGCCGCAGCACCCAGAATCTTCGGGTAAAGGTTGTTCGCCGCAGTAGCATCGCCGAGGAACTTCGGCGTCGCAGTGGTGAATGCGGTGGCCTGCCCCACGGCGGAAAGGCCCGTGGTGCCCTGCGTGATCAGCGTCTTGTCCAGGGTCGTTGCGTAGCGGCGGAAAAGGTCATCCATGACGATGCCCTCAATGCCGGTGCCGCGGTCAATGGCCTGACGGGACAGGGTCTGCTGGCCGGCCGCCGTCTGCACGTTCTCCGTGAGGAGCGTGTCATCGACGGTCGTACCGGAAACGCCAGTCAGTTCAGTGCTCTGCAGGGCAACGCTGGATGCGGTGGTGACCTGCGAGATGTTGACGCTCATGCCGTTGGCTGGGAGCGAGTGCTTGTTGCAGATGTCGGCGAACGGACGCAGACCAGCAATGGCCGGCGCGTACATGTCGGTCAAATATTGAGGGACCGTCAGCCCGGTCCAGTTCGAGGTCAACGTGTCGCCAGCGGCCCGGGTAAGGTACTGGCCGCGCTCGATCCGCTCTTCCCGCATGTGATCGTGCAACCGCTGCTCGGCCGCGATGTCACGGTAGAGGAACTGGTCAATCACGTCGCGGAGGAACGGGCCGCCCTCGCCGCAGTTGCCCCGGTGATAGGTCCGCTCCTCGCGACCCACGCGGGACACCCGGTCATATGCAGGCTTCTCCCCGTCCACGGCGGTCTGCTTGGCAGGGTCGCCGGAACGCTCGCGAAGCGCAAGCTTCGTCTCCTGCTCCTCAGCCTTCACATTCTGCGCACGCTCAAGTTTGATTTCGATGCCGTGCATGTCGGCCTTCGCCTTGTCGCGGACGCCGAACGCGGCCTGCACGTCCTCATCCTCCGAATCAGTGAGACTCGCGCGGCCCTCCCCGGAAGCCTTAGACAGCACCGCGTTCGCCTTGTCGGTGGCGCGCTGCTTGCGGGTCTTCGCCTGCTGGTATTCGGTTTCAATCTCTTCGATAAGTTCGTCGATCTGCATGCTCACTCCAATCAGAGTGTGGTAAGTCGGATGATGTGTTACGGCGACCTGCCACCGATCTGACTGTCGGCTCGCATGCCAGGCGTTCCCACCGGTATGAGTGCCGGCTTTCGGGAACTAGTCTTCGAGCATCGCCTTATATCGAGCGACCGCCCGGTGTGCTTTCGACGCTATGAGTGACGTCGAATCTTCTTCGCGTTCCGACCCTACGATGGGGGCCGACTTCGCGCCACTAGCACATGACGCTCCTGATTTCACCGCCAGATCATGCACCGCCTGCATTCCCGTCCCTGCCGCGCGACACAAATCCATGATGGGTGATGCCAGATCCTCACGGTACTGCAGCCGCGCATACGCGGCCCGGGCAGCACCAACCGGCAAATGATCCACGTCATGCATGATTTCACGCATGCGGGCGGTGATGCTCGTGTGCGGATTCGCGCCGTAGTTCACGGCCGAAACATCGCCGCGATCCAAGTTGACCTGCTGAATGCGGAACCGTGTAAAGTCGTCGTTCCATTCAGCATCGTCAATCATGAACGCGAATGACATCTCGTCCACAAGGCCATCACGGATGGCAGACACCAGATCCTGCACGTCCCGCCGTTCCGGATTCAGCCATGCCTGCGAGCGCAGACCCAGCGCATCCACGGACAGTTCAAGGCTGCCGTTCGTGGTCCGCGCCATTGTCATACCGCGATGATTGAGCAGGAAGGCGACGTCAGGGCTGGCGGCCAGCGTGCGGTCAAACGCGTCGCCGGCAACTTCCTCCTCGTACTCGCCGAACACATCCCACATCTTGTATGACTGATCCACGGTCGACGCATAGCCGAGCACCTCGTGGAACTGGCGGCCATCACGCTCCACCGCGCGGGTACGCATCTTCGCTGAGAATGGCAGTGCGCGGGCCCGCTCACCGTCGTTCGGAATGGTGCGGCGCTGCTTGTCAGGGGGCAGCAGACTCATCGCGGCAGCACGCCGCTGCGCGGCCTCAGCAGTCGTCACAGGCGCCGACCCCCTCGACTTGGCACTGACCTTCGGGGTGGCCATGGCGTCGCCTGCAGCCGGCATCATGGCCCCGCATGTCGGACAGGTGTCGCCTACGTTCTCATCGGCGTCCGGGCCAATCTCAACAGAGAAATCAATCTCGATCGGAGGCAGGTCCATGGGTGTGCTCATATCAACAACCGGTCCTTAATGTCGCCCATGAGCGTCCCCTTCCCATTCGACTTGGCAGCTGGCGGCGGCGGCGGCGGCGCAGGTGCCGGCGCGGGTTGCCCAGGCTTCGGAAGCCCAACCGGGGGTGGTGCCTTAGCAGGTCCAAACAAAGTGACAAACTCCGCGATCTGCTCTTTTGTAAGCGGCGGCAAATCCTCCAACTGACGCGCCTCAGTCACGGTCAGCGTGCGCATCGCAATGCGCGACGCCTGCATTATGGCGCGACTGGCCGGGTCCATTCGCAGCAGCGCATCCGTGTTCAACTTCACGAACCGCGGCATCGGTGTAAGTTTTGACAGTGCCTTCTCGCGACGGATCACCGCAGGGCCCAGATGCATGATCAGGAACTGCATGTTTCGCTGTGTGACATTCGCGTACGTTACGCCCTCACCTGACGCACCAGCATCAATCAGATTGCCCGGAACGCCGAAGAACCGGGCCACATCACCAATGCCGAACCGTTGCGCCTCAAGCCAATCCGACCCTGCCATCTCAGCCTGGATCGGCTTGTACTCCCAGTCCTTACCAGTGACGAACACGTCACGGCCCTCGACGGAAGCCTTGAACCGAGACTTCGCAGCAACCGCCGTGTCCTGCGTCATCACAGCCTGCTCAGTGTTCCGCAGGTGTGCCTTCGGAATGCCACCGCTCCCATACCAGTCCACGGCGAACTGCTGCGCCGACTCGTACTGACCGATCGTCCACGCCGCATAGGCAACAGGACTCAGCCCGACGGGCAATCCTGATACGGGAAACTGCCGCTCATGCCATATCTGCGAAGAGTCATATTCTTTGCCGTGGATGCGATACTTGACGCTGCCATCGGCTTTCGAAATGACCGAGCATATTGAGATAGGCTGCAGTTCAATACGACCCGGCAGGTTAAGGCCATTCCACTCGGTGATAATGCCAATCGCATTACCACAACGGTCCAGGTCAATCTGCGACGCATACATCCAGTCGATGTAATCCCAATCACCGCCGCCAGGGGACTGCAGCACGGGCGGCACACTCATCTGCACCCGATCCGAGCCCACCTTGCGGAACACATCACACGGGAACGATGAGATCAGATCCGCGCGCAGCCGCAGGCACGCCCACACCGCTGAGTGCCGCATCGCAGTGTCCGGGGTTACGGCAGGCATCGATGAGCCTGCCACGCCAGGCCGCGGCACAATCAGATCCTGCGCCGTGGCACCCGCGAAGTCCCGACGCGCACGGCGCGCGAATAGACTCACGGCTTACCGGGACGTGTCGACGCCAACAACGATCCTGCCAGGATCACAACGCCCGCCAGTGCGAGGCAGGCCCAGCCAATCAGCGGAAACATGGCAGCCGCCAATCCTGCCGCCAGCAGCAGCAAACCCAGAACGTCCAGAACATCCGTGATCACATCGCGACGCACGGAGCCCCCCATGGAAGAATCAATAAAAGCTGTCCAGTGGATCGTAGCGACCGGGGAAACGCCGAGCGTGCAAATGCAGCGCCAGCGTCACAGCCATCAGCGGGCTAATATCCACCGCCGAATTGCGCTGCGAGAACACCCACGCATCCGACGCCGAACGGGTCTGCGCCATCCTCACGGCCAAGGCCAGCGCCGCATTCCCATCATGCCGCACTGAGCCCTCAACCACACCATTCAGCAGCTCACCGCACGCCTGCGCCAACTCGCGGCCCACAATCTGCACCGGCTCGACACGCCGCTCGCCAAGCTGCGTGATCAGCGCGCCCGCAGGACTAGACGGGTCAACAGCAAACTCAGCGTTCGGATAATCGCGGACCAGCTCGACCAGGCGGTCAGCAACCCATGCTGTGCCACGCCGATTCTCAACCAGTCGAACCTGACGATTACCGTCCGACCGCAGGCCGGCAATGGCAATCACAGCCCACGACTGATCGTCAGCCAAGGCTAGTGCGAACGAAACAGGGCCCTCGATCTGACCGTCCGCATCGGATGCTATCTCCCACAAGTCCAGTGGGATAGCAACGCTAGACCCGTCGTCCGGATCCTCCCACCAGCCCAGGAACTCGCGCTGAAACTCGGCCGGCGTCATCTCCTGACGCATTGATATCAGCGCCTCTTCAGTGATACGCCGACCGTAGGCCGGATTCGCAATCGCCCACAGTTCGCGATCGTCCAACGCACAGCCCGGGATCTCATCGGCCGGCATGTGCGGGCAATCCCGCTGCTCACACTCGGTCCACGGTGCGCACCACTCGTAATATCCGATCCGCGGGCCGCCAGCACGGCCACGGTCCCGAATGTCCCGCAGCACATCCGACGACGCCATACCAGCCGACGAGCCGTAGCGGACCTGCGCCGAACGGATCGTTACCAGCGTCGGCAGAATAGCGCCAATCTCCAGCGACGACAGGAACAGCGCCTCATCAAACGTGATCTTATAACCTGTGCGGCCACGGCCGCCGCCCTTGCTGCGGGCGGCGAACTCAATCCGCTCCCCCGTCAGCAGTTCAATAGATTCATTGCCATTCGCCGTATGTGGCCGACGACATTGTTTCCTAAAGTAGTCATTAGATTCAATCATACTGCACATATGCTCGAATGATGCACGCGCAGTCTTGAACAGATGCGCAGTCCACGTGTGAAGCGGCTCCCGCAGCACCAGCAGATCCGTCAACGCCGCGATCTCCAGCGTGGCCGTCTTCAAATTCTGACGCGGGCTGATCGCCGTTACCGAGAAGCAGGCCGGCAGATGCCGCGCATCCTCCGCGAACATCGCATCCAAGATCAGCCGCTGCTGAGCGTCCGGAGTCACACCCAACTCGGCGCCGACCTGCGCGGCGATATCGCCGTTCGTGCTCACATAGTCGGGAACCCAGCCGAACGCTGGGCGAGCCAGGTCAAGCACTTCGACGTGCGGCCAACTCGTCGCGCAGTTTGTCCAACGGGCTAACCACATCCGCCGCGTTCACCGTCGCCGCAGCCAGCGTGTCCCGCAGTTGCCGCGCCAAACTGGCCAGACCTGCCCCCGTATCGCGGCCTGAGTCG